GTGCAGTCCTCGCAGCAGATCGAAGCATTCAAGGCGCATCTGGATCAGCAGACCGCGATCATGGAGCAGCGCGCGCAGGCCGCGCAAGCCGCTCAAGAGAACGAGCTTGAAGCGCAGCGAGACATGATGCGCGCGCATCTGGAGCAGCAGTCTCAGCGCCTGCAGATGATGTTCGATGCTCAGATGGAAGAACTGAGGCAGAGCGCCGCCGTGCAGATCGCGCAGATCGGCGCCGCGAGCCGCATCGAGGTCGCTGAGACAGCCGCTGAAACGACCCTGCAGGGCGCGCAGATCGCTGCCGCCAATCAGGCCAGCCAGCAACCGGAAGAATGACCATGCCTAGAGGCCAATATGAGCGTCGACCCAGAAATGCAGTTGCTGAAGGAGATGGACCGCGGGCAGCAGGCACTGGACCTGATGTCGCACCCGCTGATGGCGGAAGCGTTCGAGTCGATCCGGCAGTCGTACCTGACGCAATGGGAGAACAGTCCGGCGCGGGACACGGAGGGCCGGGAGAAGATCTGGACCTATCTGAAGCAGTTGGATGCGCTGAAAGCGCACCTGACGACGGTGATGGAGACGGGCCGGATGGCGCAGGAGCAACGCAGCCTGATGGAGCGCATGAAAGCTGGGGCGCGTTCTCTGATGCGCTCGGCGTGATCGAGCATCGTCACAAGCGCTGCCGGATCGTGCACGTATGGCATCCGGCGCCGCGCGGCGAACTCTGGTACGGCACATATGGCAACGCGCCGGTATCGATCGGTGCACCCGCCTTTATGTGGAACACGGGCGAGACGATCGCCCTCTGAATGAACCGAATTCTGACCCAAGCCCGCATGGAGCGATCCAGCGGGCTTTTTTCATTCCTACGCCACCCGCAAGGGCGCGAAAACGGAGCCAACCGTGAATATCTCGAAACTGCTTAAGAACCTGTTCCGCTCGATGCTGATGTTCGCTGTCGATGGTGACGGCGGGGGCGCTGCGCCCGTCGATGCCAGCGCGCCGGAGAACGATTCCGGTGTGATGGACCTGTTGACGGAAATCGTCGACAACGGCGCGCACGAAGACCGCGACCCGGCAGAGCAGGACGATCCCGACGAGTCGACGCAGGCCGAAAAGGATGCAGCCGCCGCAGCCGCGAAGGAAGCCGACAAGACCTTCAAGCTGAAAGTGAACGGCGAAGAGCGCACATACACGGAAGCCGAACTCATCGTTGCCGCGCAGAAGGCAGAGGCCGCCGCGCAGCGCTTCGAAGAGGCCGCGAACATCCGCAAGCAGGCAGAGCCGGAACTGGCCGCCGCGCGCCAGGAGCGCCAGCATCTGAAACAGGTGCTCGATGTTTTCGTACCGCAGTTGCAGCAGATGTTGCAGGTCAACGCACCCGACCCGCAGTTGATTAACACGAACCCGCAGGAGTACATGCGGCAGAACTACGCCTATCAGGAAGGGCTCAGCCAGTTGCAGCAAGCACAGGCGGCGCAAGCCGAACTCACGCGACGCGAGCAGCAGGAACAGGCCCGCCAGTTTCAGGTGCGTTCTGCCGAAGAGCAGCAAAAGTTGCTCGGTGCGCTCCCGGATTGGAAGGACCCCGCCAAAGCGAAAGAAGAGGCGACCGCCATCGATGGATACCTGCAAAGCGCGGGCTTCAGCGATCAGGAACGGAACAGCCTTATCGACCACCGCAGCATCCTGGTGGCCCGCAAGGCGATGCTTTACGACCAGTTCATGAAGCAGCAGGCGCAGGCGACGCAGCGTGTCGAAAAGCTGCCGCCGAAGGTTGAGCGACCCGGCAACGGCATTCAGCCCGGTGACGGCCGCACGCGAGCCATGAAGGACCACGCCCGATCCGGCAGCGTGGAATCAGGCGCCGCTGCAATCCTCCAGTTCCTCGAATAAGGAAGACGCAAAATGGCAGCCCCGACTAATACCCTCCAGACATATCAGGCCATCGGCAACCGCGAAGACCTGACCGACGTCATCTATCGCATCGCGCCGACCGACACGCCGTTCATGAATGGCATCGGCAAGACGAAGGCGAAGAACACGCTGCACGAGTGGCAAACGCAGGATCTGGCCGCCGCGGCAAACAACGCACAGGTCGAAGGTGACGACGCGACGGCCGACGCCGCGACGCCGACGGCTCGCCTGAACAACCGCACGCAGATCTCGCGCAAGACGGTCATCGTCTCGGGCACGCAGATCGACGGCATGGACCCAGCCGGCCGCAAGAATGAACTCGCGTATCAGATCAGCCTGAAGGGCCTGGAACTGAAGCGCGACATGGAAACTGCGCTGTGCCAGAACACGACGACGGTCACCGGCTCGTCGAGCGTTGCGCGTCAGTTGCGCGGCCTCGAAGGCTGGGTCGCGACCAACAACGACCTAGGCGCAGGTGGTGCTGCCCCGAACTACAACACGAACACGGCACCGACGGACGGTACTCAACGCGCGTTCACGGAAGCGATGCTGAAAAACGTGATCCAGCTTTCGTGGGCACAGGGCGGCAATCCCGGCACGATCATGCTGGGCGGCACGCAGAAGCAGACGTTCTCGACCTTCACCGGTTCGAGCACGCGCTTCGACAAAGGCGAAGACAAGCAGCTGACCGCTGCCGTCGACGTCTACGTGTCGGACTTCGGCACGCTGCGCGCGGTCCCGAACCGCTTTCAGCGCGCACGCACGGTGTTCGTGCTGGAAATGGGCCGCTGGAAGACGGCGTTCCTGCGTCCGATGCAAACGACGCCGCTCGCGAAGACCGGCGACGCTGAAAAGCGCATGCTGATCTGCGAATACTCGCTCGAAGCCGGCCAGGAAAAATCGGGCGGCGCAGTGCGCGACGTGCTGTAAGCAACAGAGTCTCCACGGCGGTACTTGGGGCGTCCTACGGGGCGCCCCTTTTTTATAGAGGCGTCGAATGAAAATGCAGATCTTTGCCACCGGCACGACGATTACGACGGGTGCCGCGTCCGCGAGTGCGACGATCCCGAATACCTCGAACGGCACGCTGCCGAAGTATGTGCGCGTGGCGGCCACCGCTGCGGCCTATGTCAAGATCGGTCCCGGCACGCCGACGGCGGCGGCAGGCGACGCGCTCGTGCAGCCTGGCGACTCGCTGATTCTCGCGGTTGCGGGCGCAACGAAGATCGCAGCGATTCAGGTCACGGCGGCCGGCATCGTGCAGATCAGCCCGCTTGAGGACAACTGACATGGGCGGCATCGTCACGCGCTTCCACTATGCGCCTGAGACGGACACGACAGCCGTCGAACGCATCCAGGACTGCACGCCCATCGTTGATACCACGAAGGCCCTGCACAACGAGGGTATCCACGGTTCGAGCGAGATGCGCCACGCCGCGCGCCTGCCGATGGTGATCGTCGAGCAGTACTGCAACGAGCGCGGCATCGGCTTCGACGAGTTCATGCAGAACGACGCGCATCTGCGCGCGGTGCTGAACGATCCGGCGCTGGCTGCGTTCCGCATCTGGCCGGGGAAGATCTGATGCCATTCGCCTCCTACGCAGATCTGCAAACGTCAGTCGGGCGTTGGCTCAAGCGCACGAACCTGAACGACCAGATTCCCGACTTCATCTCGCTCGCCGAGGCGCGTCTCAACCGGCGTCTGAGCGTGCGCCAGATGCGTACGTGGCTCACCGTCACGCCGTCGACGAACTTCGTCACGCTGCCGGGCGATTACAACCGGGCGATCCGCGTCATGTATGGCGACCAGCGGCTAGACTTCACGTCTGAGAACATCGCCGATCCGATGATGACGGAGGGCGGCCAGTGGAATCAGTTCACGATCGCGGGCAACAAGCTGTGGCTTCTGACGCAGATCGACGGCACGACAAAGCTGACGCTGCACTATTACCAGCAGATCGAGCCGCTGAGCGATTCGAACACGTCGAACTGGCTGCTCGAAGACGGGCCCGACCTGTACCTGTATGCCGCTCTGCTCGAAGCGGAGGTCTTCATCAAGAATGACGATCGTATTGCTGTCTGGACGGCCGCGCTCGAGCGGGCAATGGCCGATATCGAATCAAACGACGACGCCGGCCAGTTCGCCGGATCGTCTCTCGCGATGAAGAGGGCCTGACGTGCCAGCCTTCATCGGTTTCGCGCCCGACATCGACCCATCTACACCCGGCGTCATTCTCGACTGCTCGCAGCTCATTCCATCGATCCGCGGCATGCGCGCGTCGCCGTCCCCGGTCAATGCCGGCATGCCCGCGCTTGCATCCGCGACCCTTGGCGGCGCCACGCTGGTGAAGCTGGACAACACTAAGCGGCTGATCGTCGGCACGACCACGAAGCTCTTCGAGGAAGGCTCCGGCGCATGGAATGACGTGACGCGCGCGATTGGTGCCTACACGGCGCCGGCGGCCGGAACGTGGCGCTTTGCACAGTTCGGCAATGTTACGCTTGCGACGAATGGCGCGGATACGCTGCAGCAGAGCCTCTCTGGAGCCTTCACCGACGTTCCGAGTCCCTTGGCATCGATCAACGTCACAGCGGGCGGCACAGGTTATACGAGCGCGCCTACGGTCACGATCTCTGGCGGTGGCGGCAGCGGTGCGACGGCGACGGCGACTGTCGCCGGCAATGCGGTAACAGGCGTGACGCTCACGAACCCCGGCAGCGGCTATACGACCGCGCCGACGGTCTCTTTCGGCGGCCCGGGAACGGGCGCGACGGCGACGGCAGTCGTTGCAAAAGCGCCCGTTGCCGCGATCGTCGAGGTGGTCTCCGGCTTCGTGTTCCTGTTCAACACGACCGATCCCGTCTTCGGCGTGCGACCGGATGGCTGGTGGAATAGCGGCCTGTTCGATCAGACGGTGTGGACGCCGAGTCAGGCCACGCAAAGCGCAAATGGCCGGATCATCGACACGCCGGGCGACATTCGCGCCGGCCGCGCGCTCGGTCCTGACATCGTGGTCTACAAAGAGACGTCGATGTATTACGGCACCTATCAGG